CATTTGGGTCCTGATCACCAGTACCAAAGTCTTTAAATCGAGTCATTTGTTATCCTTAGTTTGTATTGAATACTTGCGTATTTATAGCTATTTAGCTATAGAATAAGTATAAATTATCTGTTAAATACCTATTTGCCTTGGTACCAGGATGATTGACTTTTTTTCTATAAATAAAGACTGCTCCTTGTCTAAACTTCAAATAAGACTTTCTTTTTGGAGTAGTAGTATGTTTTCTAGTACCCTCATGGTGCATAAGAGCATAAGGAACAGACGATCCTATATACATGTGTTGACCGTTGGCAGTTCTGCTATGGCCGTAAACTCTTATAGAGTTTCTAAGCCTCCCAGTTCTAACTCCCACCTGCCTTTTAGCTGCAACTTGAACTTTTTTAGCCCTTCTTGAAAGTTCTCTGCCAACATCTCCCCTAGGAGAATTTAAAAGATTTTGTATTTTTTCGTGGTATAAAGTAATTTTTATTTTTGCAGCCATTATGGAACCGCCAAAGTTAGCTCCATAGTTACAACTTGAAAGCCACCTTCCATATCGCCAGCTTCAACAGTTGCCATAACTCCTAAACCAAATATGCCATCCCACATGTCAAAAGACTTCATAGAAGACATTAAAACCCAAGCATCTACGGCTGATAAAGCAGCTCCTTGTTGGATTTTCTCCCCCGTTGGCGGGCGTCCATTCATTCCAACAGTAGGAATCTCACGGGCAATGCTGATATTAACAATAGCTGTGCGTGGAACATTACAACGCTGAGGAGTGCTTACCTGATCTCCTGGAGCTCCTAAGTACATTTGACTAAAAGAAACTACAACCTGATCACAGTCAATAGCTGGGGTACCCATTGTCCAATACCTACGCTGAGGCAGAGGAACATTGTATGACTGAAAAACGGTTTCTACTTTTTCAAGTATTCCGTCCATCATATCCTTGAGGTTTAAAGCATCCTCAGAAAAGTCACCAATATTCCCCGCCACAGACATAACTACTTAACCTCTGGGGTTTCTTCTGCAACAACTTCAACTACAGGTTCGACAACAATTTCAGGTTGAACTTCTTCAACCTTAGCTTCTACCTTCTTTGCAACTGGTTTTGCAGTAACTTTCTTTTCTTCTACTACTTCTACAACAGAATCTGAATCTGCAACAGTAGTTTTAGAAAGTAAAACACCGTCTTCACTATATACAGACATATCAGCAGCAGTGAAATTAGTTTGAGAAATATACATAAGTACCTTCTTTCTTAGCTATTTAACTTGATCTGGAGGTTTCCAGTTTCAAGCTCAGATACGGTCGTAATACCGGATACGGTCTTAGTTGCGTACAGAGTCCATGTTCCTGGGTCAACAAACCCCAGCACTGATTTTGCATCGTTATATGTAATTGTAAAAGATACAGAACTATTTGTATTATTTACAACTATATTGCTAGCTGCAATATCTAAACTTTTGGTAGACCCACCGCTGCGTATAGTGACTACTGGAGTCCAACCACCACCACTAAAAAACACCGATACATCTGCTCCAGTTTTTCCAACAGATGTCCAAGTAGCTGGAGTATTCTGAACTACAGCAATATCAAAGTTAGTGTTTGCAGTTAAAACAGCTTCCTTAGGAGTGTAGCGTCTAGCTCTAGGAGCATCTGGACTGAATACACGAGCACGAGCACGAGCTTTATCTGGGTTTACAGATTTTAAAAATAGGTCAATGACGTACACACCGGTACGAAGATCGTCAATAAAGTCTTGCGAGTCTAGAAGTGTATAAGAAACACCTTGACGAGAGATAGATGTAATACGCTGTGGAAGCATACAGTCATCGTCTCCAGCCCAAAGTTTAGCAAACTCCATAGCTAAAGTACGAGCAGCCATTTTACCGGCCATAGGAATTGGTGAGCCATAGGTATAGGTTACTTCAACGTTACAAGGAGTCCACGGAATACCAGCGGCTGCTTGGATTGTAGAGTGATCTACAAGATAGTAAAGATCTGGGCTAATTATGTCACCATTCATGTTCCTAATGGTGTGAATTTTAGTTACAGGACGTCCGCGTAGTTTAATTCTTGATTCGGGAGAAAGACCGTCGGATACAAGCTCTGTATATTCATCAAAATCAGCTACAGGAATATTGTAGAGCTGACCGCTAATTAAAGTTCCATAATAGTTTCTAGAAGATGGGCCAAGGCGATAAGCTCGTTTAGCACAAACGTAACGCTCAGTTACAGTTGTTTCACCAGTAAACTTACGGCCAGACATAGTCCACATTAGGTATGACGCAGTTTGGCAAGCCTCCTGAGCGAACTCAGTGTTTGCATATGATCCAAGCTCTTCTGGTTGGACCCATAGTGAAGTTCCCATAGTATATCTCCTAGATATGAATTAAGCGGCGTGCTGGCATGTCTCGCACACCAAGGCACGCCGCCTTCATCATTTAGTGGTTATTAAGAGGTTGGGTCCTCGTTTGACTTGATTACGCGGTCGACTGGCTGATCAGCGTTGAACGCTAGGTTACCAGGAACGTTGTATCCACTTGTGGATGCAGTACCTGCAACAGCTGATGAAGCAGAAGCACCTGAGGTAGTAGAGACGTTGGTAGTAGTGAGTGCAGTACCGGTACTAAGACCACGGGTTACCTTAGCACGACCATTAGTCCAGCTACCACCTGAAACAGTACCTGCTGTAACAGTCTCGGTTTGTAGGCTAGTAAGTGTAACGTTACCAGTTGCTACTCTAAAGTTGTTAGCGTCTATAACGCTTACTGGTACTGCACTAGTAAAGTTAAATCCAGCTGTAGAGAATCCAGCAATAGCCACTGCCTGACCATCAACTAAACCATGTGCGGTAGCGGTATATTTTACAATAGCAGGAAGAGTTGTAACAGCACCACTTTGGGAAGTTGCAATAGTTACTGGAACCGCTTTTTCGTAGACAATTGCAGAACCTGTAGTACCTGTAAGAGCAGTATAAGAACCGTTAAAGATAGCTCTAGTTACTACAGCAGAAGGACTATTTACAGCTACAGAGGATACTGTAGTAGCAGTAGCCTTAAAGTACTTAATAGTAGTTCCTGTAGTGTTCTGTTCTGCGGCATACGTACCATCAAATGCAGGATCATTAATTGAAACAATAATCTTGTCTCCTCTAACAATAAGATGAGATGCACTGGTAGTAAGAGTAACAATAGAGTTAGTTATAGTTCCATCTGTGATAGTACCGAGGTCCTTACCAGTTATAAATGTAAGAGAAGTTGTTCCAGATGAAGCAGTCGCTACCCAGGTACCGTTGTACGCTGTATTGCTAGAACCGCTAATCGTAAACCTATCACCATCAACAAGACCGTGGTTTGCAGTAGTAGTAAGAGTTGTAATACCGGTTCCAGTTCCGTATACCACAGCCGTGCTGCTTGACGCAGTGGTAGTAGTCACGGCAATCGCCTTGTTTGTAACTGAATACGTTAGATCCGTATTTGCAACTGTAATAGAGTCACCAACGCTATAAGTGTGGCTTGCTGTAGTGTTAGCTGATGCAGATCCAGTGTTTAGAGTGATTGCACCTGCACCTGTAATTGCAAAGTCTTTAATTGTGTAGTTAAGACCATCAAGTGAGTTAACAGCTGCGTACTCTGGAGTACCAAGTTCTGAAGCACCTTCACCAGTGTAGTTCCAGGTGTAGAAACCGTTTAGACCAACTGGAGCCCAAGTAGCACGTGAGTAAGCATATGGACGTTCAGCAGCGGTTGGGAATTCCCAACGACCATCAATACCAGACTGGAAGTTAGTGTTTCCTAGACCGTAACCCTGGAATGTGTTAGCAAGAACACCATTTTCAATTACACGGTCGCCTGACTGACGTAGCTTAACGAATGGGAATACCCAGTGGAAGTAAGGACGTGTACCAGCACGCTTACCATCCTTGACAGCCCATGACCAAGCTTCGATAGCAACACCAAAACCAGCTGGGTCATCGCCAACTGCAGGTGAAGCCCAACCTACTGATAGGTTGGTAGCTGAAGCAAAGGTTCCTACGTTCTTGCGAAGCAATAGACCACCTGAAAGAAGTGCAGAAAGTTCAGGGTCTGGCTCACAAATTGCAAGTTCCATGGTGATACGCTTCAAAGTGTCTGGAGACTTAAAAGTCACACAAACAGCTCCGTTAGCACCCTTTTCGGTGATCTCGTCGCCTTCTTCGTATTCTGGGGTAAATGACAGTCTCATGAAAGCTGAC